GGCCGTCCCACGAGTAGTTTCACAATCAACACCGATGGACTTGCGGTCCGATCAATGCCTTCATTAGTCCGATGACTTGAAGGATTAGACACCTTTCAATATCAACGCCCGAAGACTTTTGCTTGTACAATTGAATATCATTCATATTGATATGTAGCTTTGTAGAAGAATGAAAGATGTGCTTCGGGAGAAGGTCCATTCCTTTTGGGAACGAAATGCTTCACACCTCTCTGTGAACCCGCCAGTTCACGGTCAATCAGGACTACGTTGGGTTTGAACCCTTGGTAACCCCTCAGACTGGTACTCAGCTTTACAACACCCGGCGGGATGTCTCAAACCGTCACCTGTACCTTTTCCTATTGATGTCTCCATCTCAACCCCGATTCTCTACAAAATCGGAGTGGTGTCCTCCCCTCAGCACTTGCCGTCAGGGTCTTCACCGTAGGTACTTTGTTTAGTTGTCAAGACCTTAGTCCTGCGAGACTACTCGGGTCGCTAAACCCTTTTGTCCCCTTTAGTCCCATCACTGGGGTTATCTTGTGGACGCTAAACCGCCCATAACCAAACCAACTTACTTTTAGGGGGGTAAAGTTGGCAATGTAAAGAACGTCTCAGGAACTTACTCTATAAACTACGGATAGTGAGATTTGAATTCCGTGTTCCTGATTTGTTATACAAAGATACTGCGAATTTTTGATCCGTCAATACCCTCAGTCAAAAAAATTTTATTTTTTTTGGTGAAATTATAAATATCACCATATTATGTAAAAGACTAACCGAGTGGTTGGTATTTAACAAAATTGTTACCTGACTTAGCTAAAGCAAAAACTTTACAATCATCACCATAGTATTGAAAGATTTTTGGATTTCCTTTCATTTGTGATGAGACTTGTACAGGATGAGCACCGTTTTTATCAACAGCAACCAAATCGATACCGAAATAATCTATAAAACCGAAATCATCTGAAAATGGATAAACCTCATAACCCATCTCTTTCAATTTATTCCACCCTTGGTCTTCCACCTCATATCCTCTACTTCTTGTAAAGTTGAAGGCGTCCATCAAAGTTTTTTGATCTTCAGGGTTTTGCATTAATCTTCCGATTAAATCATCAAATCTACCCATATTTTGAGGGTTTGATAACAAATCTTGAACCTCTTCTATAATTTGCCCATTATCAAATGTGTCCATTCGATAAAACTTGAAACTTTCTTTCTTGTTGATCTCTTGGGCTAACTTAGTAATAAGGTAAGATTGATTTGAACTGTGAGTATTCAATCTATTGAATAATGAATACCTCTGTTGATCATCCACTCTCATCGTCAATCCTTTAGTCTGTAATTTGTCGATATCCTGATCAACCGCAGATGAGATTGCTTTACACGAATTGTTTTTCTTGAGAATTTGACTAAGTACTTTCATATCCTCAATACGATCTTCAAACATTCTATTACCAGGTTCGAGGACGATTTTCTCACCCATAGAAATATAATCCCCATTTCTCAACTCACCGAAGACTCTGATGGCAGATTTTTTGAGTTTTTCAGACCCTTTACCCCCTGTTCCTGATGAGAGAATCTTTTGTAATCTTTTACAAAAAGTTTTTCCTTCACCAAGTTTGTCACAAGGATCAAACCTTTTCTCAGCCTCGGTAATAAGGGACTCTTTTAATATTTCTAAAAGTTTCATGTTAATAAATACTTAGATAACCCTTATTCGTCGTCTTCTAAACTATCTGAAAAATTTTTGGGTTTGTTATTATTGGTTTCAGGTGAATCAGTATCGGGGTCGTCCCAATAAATGAATTTGTAAGAGTTATCAGACATACTACTATAAATACTTTGAAATTAGACTTTGGAAGTTTTCTCCCATGGGCAAAGGTAATTCATTTTTTCCAAAGTAACCGCATTCGGTGTGTTCTTGACCATCAATAGCATTTTCTAAATCAGGTAATATTTCTTTATCTGAGTGTGTCATGAAGACAAAGAACAATCCTTTCGGTTTTATACCCTCTCGATTATATCTCCTCATAACCCCAATAAAAGATAAGGGACTTTCAACTTGAATTCCTGTCTCTTCATAAAACTCCCTAACAGCAGCATCAATTTCCTTCTCACCCTTTTCAATTTTACCCGCAGGGATACTCCACTCACCAGGTAAACTTCCCTCAGTATTTCTTTTACACAACAAACACTTACCGTTTGAAGTGATTAATATTCCGGCAGCTTTCTTCATATACTATATTTATCTAATAGAATGAATTTATCCATCAATAATAATAATTTTAATTGTCGAGTTGTATCAACTCCAAAAGAAATAAGAAATGGTATGATGTTCAAAACCTTTGACGGATTTGACGGTATGTTATTTATAATGCCCGAGGATACGGTTCAAAGTTTTTGGATGAAAAATTGTATTGTTCCATTGGATATGGTTTTTATTAGTAACGGTACTATCGAGGATATTTCACCTAACTGCCCTCCATGTGTTGATGACGATTGTCCTTCATACCAAGGTAAAGGAGGTTTTGTTTTGGAATTACCTGGTGGTACTTGTCGTTCTAAAAAGATCCTAATTGGTGACAAAGTTGTTTTTGAATAAATAATTCACTAATTTTGTGGTATGAAACTGCCACAGATCTACTATTACTACCGAAAAGACCTTGACCTGAAAGCCATTCCCTATTGGAAGTTGGTAATTTATAGTTCATTTACACTATCTTTAGTATTCTTCATAGCCTATATCTATGGAAGGATCGATCAGATCAAAAATCTCTCGGATTTAGAAAAGGAGATTCTTATCGTGGACATCAATAGTCGGAATGATTTTAGTCAAGATAAGTTTGTTGATATGTTGAGTGAATTGAATGTAAGATTTCCCCACATTGTGTTGGCACAAGCTCGTTTGGAGACAGGTGGATATCGTTCAAGAATTTTCAAGGAGAATAACAATCTGTTCGGAATGAAACAAGCAACTGTTCGGGTTAACACCGCAGCAGGAACTCAACATAATCATGCATATTATAATACATGGATAGAAAGTGTATATGATTACGCTTTTTATCAGACCCGTTATCTGTCAGGAGCCAAAAGTGAAGAAGAGTATTTTTATGTACTCGGTCAGAGTTATGCTGAAGACCCTAATTATGTTTCTAAATTGAAAGATGAAATCAAGAAAAACAACTTACGCAGTTTGTTTTGATTCTTGAATCTTTTCTTTGAGTTTGGTGACAAACTCTCTTTGTAACATTTTTACAAACTTGATATACGGAGCATCGTCAGCCTCTGGATTGTATCTGTATGGATCATCATCAGGACGGGCCGCTCTTCCTAAGTAATTCAAACCTGAAACGTTTGTAATACATTTGTGACCACCTGAATTAGCTTGTATAATGTCCCAAGCACTTACAGTTATCTTGTCTAAGATCGCAAACTGATCTTCACTCAACTCTTTGTAGGGTACATTCATAATGTCCTCCAAAACTTGCACAGCCTTTTCACCATTTTCTCTATCTTTTAATCTATCTCCGTAAATGGCCTTGAAATCTTTGAAGGTAAATCCCACGGACTCTGGTGTAATCTTAGATTCAGATATGTACTTGATGGTAGATAATGGAACTTTTTTACCTTTCAGTTGATCTTCCCATTTACTCAACACTTCTTGAGCGATGTCTCCTAAGTTCACACCTTTTAGTTCTCTTTCTTTTTTGAAAGGATTACAAGAGGCTTGTAGTAATCCTAATGGCCATGCAATAACTAAAAAGTCGGCGTCAGGATTATTTTTGAATGGAGTGTATCTATCGTATGAACCTGGCTTCATCATGCTTCCACCTCCGTATTGAACTATAATACCATCATCATACATCACATTTCTTGAATGCATCATTTTGTGTACATAGTCTTCTTGGTTCTTTTTCAACATTTCAGGAGATGGAAGGTTTCTTCCCTTCATCTCTTGTTTGATTTGATCTAAGATTGAATATAACGATGGTTGGGAATTCATGACCAAATTTTCCAAGAATTTTGGTTTGTTTTTGAACGCCAATAATAACTTGTTCAAAACAAGACCCAAAGCAAATTTGTTTTCACGAGCAGACTTGTCCTTATCAAGTTTGAATATATAATTCATTACCTCTTCAGGTGATATATCATATTTTGCATAATCAGCCGAGTCTACAGTTGATATGAGTCTAAGATCAACCTCAGGAAATAAATCTTTAGGTGAAACTATTTGAGATATCGTTTCTACGTTAGAACGAGAAGGTCTAAATGATTTAGCACCAGTCTCTTCAGCACCCGCTTGTCTATCATGGTGATCCGTATGAATCACAAACATTGGTTTACCATGAGCAAAATCCACTAGTACAGGCATCGTATCTCCTTGAGCATCCATCTTTTTTACCGAGAACTCTTTGTCACCATATTGAATAACTTCTGAGTCCACCACTTTTATTCCGTTGGACTCAAGGTATTTTTTCATGGCAATAGCAGTAGTTACACCATCCAAATCTTGGTGGAAATAAATTTTAGCCTTAGGGTATCTTTCAGCCAGTTTCTTTATATCACGTAAACCTGACTCACTGATTATTTTTTTCATTTGAACATACCTGAAAAAAACTTGACCAACTTGTCAATAATATCTTCATTGATACCAACTGATTTTAATTTACTCATTGTATTAGGACCCATTTTACCGTCCGCTTCTAATCCTTCCAATTGTTGGAACTTTTTCAAAGCATCAATTGTTTTAGGACCCCATGAACCGTCAGGTACTAATTGAATCTTCACACCTTTTTTCTTAAAGTACTCGTTCAATCCCGTTTGGATTTGAAATGTTTCTTGTGGTGTAAGAAAATATGGTTGTTCTGAAATTATACTTTCAGACAAATATTGTTTTTTTGTTGCTTCAATATGCATATTGAGAATTCTTTCTCTTTCATTTTCGTCTATTCTAAATTTTTTCATAATCAGTTCAATGTTAATAAATATTTTAATCTGTTTACCTCAGCCAACATCTCATCACGGATATTCAAAATATCACTGTCGAGCGGTTCTTGGTATACACCATCCAAAGAAATTAAAAATTCAATCATACTATTGATATATTCGTCAACATTGATCGATTTATAATCAAATTGTGGGATGTTAAATTCACCACCGAAATCGGGTCTTCCGTGTTTAGCCATACAGACCTCAACAAAATTGTCGATTAGGTCAGTAAGGTTTTCGTATATTTTTCCGAACGCCTTATGCTCAGCATAAGACATTGTCTGCCAATGGAAAATTCTCATTTGATTTTCCATCGCTAATAAATTTACAATAATTTCGTTTGTCATGGCATTACATTATCTAGTGGTCCAAATAACAAATCACTAAGAATATCTTGTGTTGGTGTTTTGGTTGTAGTTTGTTTTTGAGTTTGTTGTGTTTGTGTTTCTTCTTGAGCTCCTGAAAAATCATCTCCCCAATGTTTCTCGGCTTCAGGTGTTTTGACGTAATCGTTCATGCTTTGATTGAACGCTTCCTCACCCACTTTATTGATATATTCATCGGGACCAACAAAATTAGCAACACCAATGTAATCTAAAAATCCGGCCCAAAACTTAGTTCTTACCATAAGACTCCTAACAGCCCTATTTCCCATAAGTCTTGGAACACCTCCTAATTTCCAGTTGGCAATTCCTTTTAATCCTTTCGCGCTTTGCCCACCATAAGTTCTAAATAACTTACCATCCTGTTCAACCGCTTTCTTTACTTGTTTAGCAAGATTGATAGTTTCTTGTTTAGTCATTGGTTTGGAAGCCGCTCTTCTAATCATTGAGGAAGCTTTTTGTGTTCCCGCACCAACCTTACCAAAGAGATCTATGGCATCATTTATTGTTTGTTTCAAAGGGGCTGATAACTTTCCACCTGGTATCTTACTAATCAACTCTTTCAACTTAGGAGCCCATCTTCTATACGTTCCGAATAGTTTTCTGGTAAGTGAACTACTATTCGACACATTTTTTAACATAGCAATCGCCTTCGCTTCATTACCAGCCTTTGCTAATTTGATGGCATCATTTGCGGTTTTGACCAATTTTGAACCCTTACCCGCCATCAAAATTGGTTTAGCAACTACATCACCAAAGTAAGGGAATGCTGATATTATGGATAACATTCCAAAAAAGGTATCACCCTGTCTGATATAATCCGCACCATTTACAATGTCAACGACACCTGTCGGATCGAAAATACCAACAATATCACCCAAAGTGTTCCACCACGCTTCATTCAATAACGTATCATCTTCATTCAATAATCCCGATACTCTCTGATATTGTGATTCAGTTATGACTACCTTCATAATATTTCTTTATCAATATAAATAGTCAGTGGAATAAAAAAGAAAACCCCCACCTTTGGGGTGAGGGTCCAATTTTTACAACTCAATTACTTGTTGTCGTTTTTCCTCAACAAATGTGTTGACTCGTTTCCTTGCAACTTCAGCATAATTGGGTGATAGTTCAATACCAATCCATTGACGATCCAAGACCTCGGCTGCCACCAAGGTTGTTCCTGAACCAGCAAACGGATCAAGTACGATATCATTTTTATAAGTTAAAATCTTGATTGCTTTAGTTGGGATATCCATTGAGAATGTTGCCTTAGTCATACTCTTGGTATCAGCAAAGTATTTCCACTGACCAAAAACAAGATCAATAAACTCACGCTTTTGTTCCTCGGTGTAGAAGGTCTTAGGTTTCATTACACCATTCTTATCTTCCTTTTCACCGAGTTCACCAACCCACTCAGGTTCACCTTTTACTTTCTTGATATGGTGTTTCTTATAAGCCAAGATCACACACTCTTTTGGGTTATAGATATAAGGTGCTGATGGTGACATCCATGACCCCCACGCTGTAGTACGACTACGATGTGGAGATTCTTCCTCCAAATCCACAATACCGAAGAACTTATATCCAATCTTTTTCATAATCTGCCACACCTCACTTACCATAAAGATACGACCACCTTTATCCTGTCGGTTGATCTCGTAAGGGATGTTCAAACAGATACGTCCGTCATCTTTCAGAACACGGTATGCTTGTTCCATCCACGAATGTGTAAATTCTACATATTCCTCCCACACCATATCATCTTGGTGAACATCATAATCGATACCCACACCATAAGGTGGTGAGGTAACAATTAGATCGATTGATCCCTCGTCAAGGGTCTTCATCACTTCGATACAGTCACCGTTGATGATGGTTTTTATTTTCTTTTCCATTATTTTAACATTTCTATTATAAAGTATAATAAGAATATGGGCCACAGTAAAACCATACCGAACCTCTGAGGCATTGTCATTGGTTCAACACCGGTTTTTATTGCTACCACTTCGATAAACATACCGAAACACATTCCCATTATAAGGTACCAAACCATTTATTTATTCTTCAGAAGATCAATTTTTCTCTGAAGGTACCATTGAGCCTTTTCCAAATCCTGAATCTCTTTATCGGTTCCTTTCTTACCGGCTCGGGCAATGTACTTGAAGGTATTACCAAGATGGAAGTCCATCTCAAGAGCTTCAATTACTTTGATCACCTCGTAGGTGTTTTCTCCCCCACCGTAATGCTGGGGATGATTCACATATTCATATGATTGTTGTTGTTCAGACATTTTCTTTTATCTTATAGTAGTTTTTAGCAAAACAACTCTCCTCGATAATTCCGTTGAGAATCATTTCATTTAATATAACCAAGCTTTCTTCTCTTGACAACTTGAATACCCTGTCGGCAATATGATTTAGGTGACAGGGTATTCTGAGTTCTTTATCAAATAACCTTTGAGTTTTTTTATCCAACTCCATTGGTTATTTATTTGCCTTTCGTTTTCCTGATTTGGTTGTCTTTTCCTCTGAGGTATTTTGAACCTCCTCTTGGATCATTGATGGATTTGTCTTTCTATTTGTCTTCCATTCTGACTTTGAGATGTATTTCCAAATCGGGTTACGACCACCAGTTAGAAAATCGGCATCTTTGTCTTCAACACGACGGATATTTCCCGTCTGAACATTCTTGAGAGTTTTCATAGTTATTAGGTTTTGTAAAATTATAAGGCTTGTCTTGGTATTATTCAACATGGACAAAGGTTTTCACCTTAGTTTTTAATTCATCTTCTGTGGACCCACCAAGAAACATATTGTATATCTCATATGAAAAGTTATCGGTACAAACAATCATATCTGATTTGAATAATCCTGATACCTTTTCTCCGTTTTTTCGGGTAGATAAAATTAATTCTTTGCTGATGAACCTTTTTGTAAAACCCATTGACCATCTGTGTTTAATGTAACTGAACAAATATACGGCATGTTCCATTCACTTGGCGCAACCATAGATAAAAACTTTGAACCATTTTTTCTTTCATATAAGTGGTAAGTGTATCCCATTACCGGTTCAAATCTCAATTCAGATTTATAAATCTCTTCATTTAGTTTATAAAGATCCACCAAATCTTCCATCTGTTTTTTGATCTCATCAAACCTTTGTTCTAAATAATGGTTTAACTTATTACCTGAATTGGTAAGGAATACCGACACGTCATCTTTCTTAATTGATGGTGCTGATACACTTGTACCATAGGGTAACATAAAGGCATTGTAACCTTTATCCTTATCCCAAACGATATTATCAGGTTTTTTTTCTTCCATCATATAATACTCTGAGTAAAATACGAATGGATTTTTCTTTTGAAGAGAGGTACCAATGTTGGATTCAGTGGAAAATTCTGTGATGAAAACACCTCAAAGATTGGTATTGATGTATCTTTTGTTGTGGAATGTTCCTTAATAACTTCGGTGAATTTCTTATCATCACCATGATAAATTAAATTGAATTTGATTTGACTATCACCCTTTTTATCACTGAGTAAGATATATTCACACTCCCAAACAAATATCTCGTTATTGAAAGTGTCTTGATAAACAACATAAGATCTCTTGGAATCCAAGTTATCTTTATTCTTTCTAATCTTAATTGATGTGGCGTCAAAAGTCATATCCCAAACACTCTTACAGATTGTAAAATACTGAAGTAATTTTTCATGTGCGTAGGCTAATATCTTAACCATTTCAGCATATTCCTCTTTGGTGAACTTCTTTCTATTTTTCTTAGGTTTAAGTTCGTACAACATAACCTCATCGTCTACACTATGAAACTCTTTGTTTATTGTATAATAACTTTCACTCTTCAAAAAAGATCCGATGCTAGCCATGTGTAATGACAGTTCAGTAAAATATGGATATAGTTCACCCTTAGATAACGCATCTTCTACTTTAACCAAAAGGGATCCGAGCACATATTGTTTGTGTTCAAAATCAATCGGTCTCTGTAGAAACCAATCACTTGGTAATATGAAATTTTTGTGGGGTGTTTTCTCCATATTCAAATGATACTGATTGATATGGATTTATGAATAGTTTTTTCAACTATAACGCATTATGATGTAATCATCACCCTCATAAAAAACACGGTCAGAAGATCCATCATAATTACTCAAAAAATGTGCTGGACCATCGGTATCCACAGCCTCTTCAATCAAATCACGTACATCAATAAGACCGTGTCTTTCTAACACATTAGCATCATACTCACCGAAATGTTCATTAAAAAAACTTTCAGGATCACTCTCATAGGTTCTGTACATGTCATTTATCTGATTTTCTATTGCTTCATCACTATAATCACCTTGAGGATCAGATTCTATATCATTAATTTTTTCTTCGATTTCACTTATTTGCACCTGTATCTCATCTTCCTCATCTTGATCAGCATTTTGTAACTTTTGTTCCAATCTTTCTTTTTTGATGTTGAGGTATTTTATAAAATCTTGTTGTTTGTCAGTAAGATCCCTATCTTCATCACTCAACCAACCCTCAGGGTCTTGATAAATCATATCATCTAAGATTTCTCTGAGATACCTGTTGAATTCTCCAATATTGACGGAACCTGTAATAAAATCATCCGAAAATAAGTTTCCAACACTATCACTATCCACTAAATCTTTCAAACTGTCTACAGCACTCTCGTGAGTCTGATATTCAGTACCCACAATCCATTGAGTATCTAAATCATCCTTTACCGCGAATATACTCATATCGTAATGATCACCCATCGGAATAATATCATACACATCATATGACTCATCTATATCACCTTCATCTCTGAGGTGTTTGAATAGAGCATGGGCTTGTGAACCAAGGTCTCCAGAATGTAAATTTTTCTCGTTCCAATCGTCACGATCTCTTCTATCCTTAGCCCAACTAAGTTCCATGTCTTCTTTCAAAAGAACATTCCCAATACTTTCTCTAATCAATCCGATGAGTTCATTTCTTTTCATACTAATAAATACTCTTGTCTTTTATTATATTTCAAACTAATATATTTATATCATATAAACTAATCAAACAAAATTAGACTATGGGTTGTGGTTGTAAAAATAAAACTCCTGAGCAGTTAGCAGCTCAAA